ACCTTGCCTGTGAAATCAGAAACACCGTAATCATATTCCATGACTGAGATGTAAACTTTAACATTCCACACTGTCTCAGTAGGCATGGTTATTACACCATTATTAATGCCGTCTAAGAATAAATCTACATCAGTTGGATTGGATGCCATCTCACCTACTCCCATAAGCTGAATAAAGCCATGTTGGCTTCGCCCTGGTATAGTTGTTCCAAAGTCACTTGCTCCATCGTACCAAGTACCACCGCCAAAGTGCACACCTCTTACATCTGCCTCTGCCCATCTGCCCATCACTGTAGTGCCTTCAAGATTAGGCCTGATAAAGTTGCGATAACCCATGGCTTGGCTGTAGTTATTGTTAGGACTAACGCCATGACCTAAGCCACTAACAAAAATGCGCTCGTTATTATTCTCAATTTCTGCACGAACTACGTTACCCATTCCGGTAGCGCTCTTTTGATTACCACTTGTATTAGTGATATTGCTACCGCCTGAGTTATTTGGTGAGCCGATTATACCGCCTGTGCCATTCGTTAAAGTAGATGCATAACATCTGCCTTTTACTCCGCTCCAAGTATAGCCGTAATATTCGCAGCATGTTTGTGAGCCATAACTTGTATCTCCATCGTAATCTAAAAACTCTACTGCTCCTGTGCTTACGTTAATGGTAGATGGTGTAAACTCACATAGCGCTCCGATGTCAAGTAAACGAATAAGCTTGCACTTTGTTACTTGCTCATCTGCTACAATATAATCGGTTAATTCTATTACTCTCCACCATGAATCTTTAACCCAAATCTTATCGTTAAATTTTAAGCCAAATACATCGGTTACAGATAACTTAAAATAAGCTTCCATTATTTTCTGCTCTGAATCGTAAAGCTCTGCGATATAATCTCTCCAATATCTATCAAAGAGTGTGTGTAATGGCATCGTCTCTATTGGATGCGGAGGAATCTCCTGCCCGAAGTTTAGGTCATTTGTACCTATCTCCGTTGGAATAGATTCGTAATGGCTAAGTAGTGGGATGATAGTAAAGCTCGCCTCTTCTGCTACCTCATCATAGACCATAACTACAGCACTCTCTTCGTTAGCTCTTCTATAAAGTATGCGAGGCCCAGGTGTCATGAACTCACCTTTCTCGTTGAAGTATTTAGGGATGATGTAGTTAGTATTAGGAATAAGGTCACAAGGTGAAGCGCCAAAGGTTAACTCCACTGTATAATCACTTGTGCTGAAATCATTGCCTGGATCAGTTAATCTTAACTCACCATAGATGCGCTGTGCTCCTGTCTTATACTTAGCATTGAAGAAATCTCCCTGCTCTTTGTAGCTCCACTTCAATAATCTCTTTCTGATATCTGAAGCAGGAGTAAGTACGATGTCTTTAGATAGATCAAGCTTGCCTGTCCAATCGTAATCCTCACCGCTGCCTAAATATTCTACCATTGGAATAATCTCAACAGCGTTAGGCATGTTAGGATTAGGCACAAGCACTGCGTTAAACATCTTGAGAATGTCGCGCAAGTAATCTACTTGTTTCATTTCAGGTGCGTTGAGTGCTATCTGAACTGGATAGGCATAGTTTAAGCCTGTAACATAATAGAATGAAGCAAAGCTATCTGCTTTAATTTCTACGCTTTGAGAGCTTCCTTGATGAGCAAAAATATAAAGCGTGTATACATCACCATCTTGTACATCTAATTGAAAATTAGAATATACATGAAATGGATTAACAGGAGTAGTAGGCTGCCATCCTATACCTTGCGTGTATTGCAATGATGTAGGGCCTACTCCCATAGATAGTGGGAATGGTATAAATAATTCAGTTCCACCCCTCACCCTCTTGCACATAATATCATACACGTGCTGAGTATCGGCAGAATATCCTGTAGTGTCTACTTCAATAGTTAAGTCAATTTCAAAAGATGCTTGAAAACTTCCTTGAGCAGTATAAGCATTAGATGCCCAGCTGTTTGATGGATCACTTATTTCAGTCCATCCTGTAAGCTGCTTGAAATAATTACTTTGGTCACCTTGAACATTGATATTAAATGCTGTATCTGTAGCAAATTCTACCTTAAACTTTGCCTCATCATTGCTTAATCCTTCTGTTCGTGGCCCTGTTATGTAAGGCACGTACATCCTTTCTAACTCAGCGTCTAATGTATCTCCGCTATAGGTAAAGCCTGCCTCTGTGATAATCTTATTCAAAAGCCATTTAGCCTGAAGCGCTAAAGTTAATTCACCGGTATAGATAGGATTAACTGAACTAAAGATTCTTCTGCTACCTATTGCGCTATCTTCACTCCAATTCTGCCCACGATCAGTAAGCGTATAGCATGCTGCTCCATCGAATAGGCTGCTATCATTTATAGCATTAACATTCTCAAATGTATTATCGTGCTCTAAATCTGTGTAATCTAATTCTTTTAATAACTTATCTCCAATGCTGCGAGCTAAGTCAACAGTCTCTCCAAAGAATGCTATAACAAATTCATGTATTTGCCCCTGGTGCGTAACAGCTTGCTTAAATTGTATGTGCCCCTCAGCTATTGGTAAGGTATCTACTGAAAGAGTTGCCTCTATCTTGCGAAGTACATTAATCTGAGTAGTGTCATCATTAAGTAAGTTAGCGTTATACTGCTGACCGAAGAAATCTACATTTGCTTTCGTTGCAGGTATTCTAAACTCACGCGAGAAAGCGCCCCTGGTAGTAAACTCAGAGATGCTGTTAAAATTAGATGAGTAACTGATGCTCTCATTCTCGTATAAGTCTACTACTACAGCAGCTCCATTGCTTGCCTTAACTGTTAGAATTACTGATGGCTTCATGCTGTGTAATCGTTGCTAAATTTCAATGTTAATTCTAAGTCTGTTTTCGCGTAGCTGCGAGTTTTAATTGCAGTGTAGTTATTGCTATCTATTAGCACAGGTGTAGCTGAGCCATTTGGATTAATGATGTATACTGATTCAGAGTAAATAAGATTCTTAAGGTATTCGAATTGTCCCTCTGTTAAGAAGTCAGTTCTAATACGTAGCATCTTTTCAACGAATGGACTGCGCTCAGTCATGCCTCTATCATAAGTGTTAAAGCCAAACGCTTCGCCTGCATCTGCAGTACCGTAGTTACCTATTACCTTTCTGTAGCGCTTGCGCTCCACTGAGTAACTTTCCTCACTACGTTTAGTAAAATTAAAATAGTCCCATCCACCTCTGCTGTTAGTCCATCCTAATCTTATCTTCTCGAATCTACATTCGTCTGCTGCCTTGAATATTGCTAATGATCGTGCAGCTGGGTTGCCTCCTGACTTTCTAAAGTTAAGTAGGTAGTGATGCCAGTTAGCATCTAATGCAAACATCTCATTAATGTTAGCAGGTAATAGTGGTAGATGGTTAATCCACCCTTCAGCTATCGTGCAAGCTAAAACATCAGTTTGCACTGGTGAGCCTGCTGCATTGAATTGAACTATCTGCACATCAAAAATATCATTGCCTATTAAGCTTGCGCCATCATCAGCAGGAATAGTTAGCACTCCATAATCATCTGCAAAAGATGTTATGCCTATCGTGTTAGCGCCTAAAGAATACTTGTTGAGCATGTCATCTAACGCATAAGTGCTACGTACTAAATCACTCATGATATAGCTTGTTCCTGAGCTAAGTGCAAAGTGTGTAGCAGGATTAGGATTAAAGCCATCACTAATCTGAAACGCTGCATTGATTAAAGCGCTGCCATCCAATGTATATTCAGTAGCCTGCACAGTGAACACGCCAAGCACCTCATAGCCTTCTTGTATAATTGTGCTAATGCCTAAAACATTACGCGATGTATCCGCATCTTGCACCGTTATAGATGCAAATAATGAAGGAACTGAGTCAGTGCTATTTACTCCCAAATCCATTGCAGAACTTACTACAGGGTTAAGGTCAAACACTAAAGCGCCATTGATGTTAGGCTGCACGTAAAAGACATTAGAAGTAGTGCCATTGCTAACAGTTATCACATAGCGAAAGCCAGGCTGTCCTATGTTTGAAGATGTAGCCACTACGATAAGCTTTTGCTTAAGTGCTGTAAAGACGTATGGCTGCTGATGTATTGTAATTGCCATTATGCAGGTTTAATATTAGTTAGTTTTCTTGTTTGGTTTAAGATATAGATGTAGACAGCTTCGCCCATTGCCTCGTTAAGCTGTGCTCCATATTCAGGCAGTGTCTCTAAGTAAGCTTCTCTCCAATAGTATAGTGGTGCTATACCTTTCTTCTCAATGCTTTTCGCCATTGCATTAGCTACTCTTCTGCGCTGGTCTTCATCTTTGTTTATTGCTGACTTAGCGAATTTAGTTCTTCTGCCTGTCTCACCTATTGAACGTAGCTTAATCTTCTTTAAGTTCATCCAATTAAGAATGGCATCTACCGGAGGCTTAGCTGCTCCTGCTGCGAAGCGTGTATCTATTCCCTTGTAATTGCTCTCCTTACCTTGCCTTCCATATTCCACCCACTTAGCATAGTCTGCTGATGAGTTGAATGATATAGATGGAGTAGTACCGGTTACATCCATGTCATAGTAGAGCGAAGCTGCGAGTGTGCCTGTTGTGTTAGCTCTTCGTTTCTTGCCATACCTCGTTTGCTGAATTCTAATGTTAGAGCGTGCGCGATCCGTAACGGTCTCACCGAAATCTAAAAGCACATCGTATAGTGCTCCCTGCTCAAATAGCTCAGCAAGTATGCTCATTCTTTATCTGCTTCCTCTTTTATCTTGTTGAAGAATTGAATCAATGGTAAGCCAAACTTTGTAGGCATCTCTTGAATGAAAGCGTCAAGTTGCTTCAAGTGTTCCTCTGTTAAGTTCATATTAGAAAGATAAAATTGTTACTCCTATTGCGTTTGCAACGCATTGCTCTACCCACGTGTTGTCTTCACCCCACGCTGCGAACTCTTGCTCGGTCAATGTGTAGTTACCATTGCTTAAAACCTTTGAAGGCACTTCTTCAGTTGCTTCAGATTTTAACTCGTAGTAAGTAGTGCAAGTTGTTGCAGATGTTTCGAAGTTGAGAATGAGAACACTCATCTCTGTTGCCGTTCCCTGATTCAAAGGGAATACGATTGGTTGAATTTTAGCCATTGTTTATATTATTTATATTACGAAAGTCCACCCTGTTGATTTGTTCACATAAAGTCCTTCTACTGCATCGGTGCAATAAACTATTAAACCAACCGCAGGAGATGCTATTGCTAACCTTTGAGCGTTAGTCATTCGCGGAGGAAGGAAGCCTTTTGTAGTTGATGCAAGAGTTAAAATAGAAGATGCGACGTTTGTAGTTGTGCCTATTAACACATTTCCAAGATAATTAACACGCATTGCTTCCGTTGGTGAAGAACCTTGAGAAACTCTAAAAACTAAATCTGCACTTCTAAAAGTTTGAGTGTTTAAAGCATCTATGTAAGCCACATCTTCAACAGCACCACTTCCTATCTTTAAACCGAAATTTATCCCTGTTCCAAAACCTGCTATAACCGTAGGCCCTGAATTTGCTTTTAAATTTAAAACTCTACCAATTCCTGTATTAAAAGTGAAGTTCGCGTTTAAATCTAAAGTCACAGCAGGTGAAGATGTACCAACCCCTAATCTATTGTTTGTGTTATCCCAATAAAACCCTGTTCCAAATTGAGCATTTCCCTGCACCCTCGCCGTTCCATTCACATCGAGCTTGTAACCTGTGTCTGTTGTTGTGCCGATTAACACGTTGCCGTTTGTTCCAATTCTCATTCTTTCGACTCCATTTGAAGCCAAATAAATCCCAACTGCACTACTGAATTTTATCCATTCACGCGAAATGCTATTTGTGTTTCCTATACCACCACCGTCTTCAATGGTTATATTTCCATTGACATATAATCTTTGATTATAAACACCATCTGCTCCATTGATATGAACTCTACTTGGTAATAACCTTGCGTTAGTATTGTCCCAAAATAGATTAGCTGATTCCTGCAACACATTGCCTGTTCCTTCAAACAACACGCGACCAACAGTTCCACTTGCTATGGCTGTTGTGCCAACCGTTAAGCCTGTGGCAATTGTGAATGTTCTATCTGCGCTTAAATCTTGAGTAGTGCCGTTAATCGTGAGCGTTCGCGTTTCGGGAACTAACCCTGCAATAGATGGAATGGTAGGCTTATTCAATATCTGCGCTACTCCGCTCGTTGCGTTCCAATCTGAGTTAACCTGAGCAGCTGGTATAGTTGGCTTGTTTAAAATCTGAGCATCTCCACTTACTGCATTCCAATCTGCATTAACATTCACCTCTGCGCCTGCTTCAATGCCTGCGAGCTTGCTCTTTTCTGCTGTTGTATAATCTTCAGTAGATAGCCCTTTACCTGCTACCTTATCCACCTTATCAGATTGAAGCGCTGCTATATCATCTACTATAGAAATAATAGTAGCGCAATCAGGTAAAGTCTCACAAGTGAGGCCGACATTATCTACAATAGCATACCATCCCTTAACTCCACTGCTATTAGTACCATAGTAGTAAGAGTTACCTGGTGCTTCTTCGTCATTAAGCAAGCTAACAAAAGCACCGTTCTGATCTAAGCTCTCAATAAATTGAAGTGCTCCCCATCCATCACTTCCTGAATCAGTTGGAGTGTTATAGTTCCAGCTTGCAGGAATAGAGCATGCGCTCCAATCGTAATCTAACTGCAGCTCAATAGTACCGGTCACACCTGTTAAAGTGTGAGTGTATTGCTCAACGAATGGCTCAGAGTTTACAGGGCGAGTGAGCACCACATCAGAGCCGAACATATTACCTAAGTAAATCTCGTTAATTAAGTCTTGAAAGATAAGTGAGCAGTCAGTAATTGATTCTGCCTGATATCCTGTCTTATCTTCCTTATCTCTTGGAAGGTCAGATATGAATATCTCAAACTGAAATGAACGAGTTCCAGGTGAGTAGTTAATAGCGCGAGGCTTAACGTGCAGCCATGGCCACTCTGCCTCTTTCTCTAAATCGGCTTGGCTAATCTCACCATGCGTAAACCTGCGCAGTTGGAAATGCCCTGCTGCGAACTGTCTAAACCTATCTACAATGACGTTATAAGTATAATTGATTGTGCTCATATCTTATAGTGGAAATTAAGTTAGCTTTTGTTGCATGCTGTTAGCGTAGTCCATCGCGTAGGTCAAATGGGTGAATATTGTTGAAGCTCTTGTTTTAGTGATTGCATCGAACTTAGTTACATCTCTCTCTGCCATCTCCTCTATGACGTGCCACCATTGGTAGACTGAAGCTAATGTTTCACCTCTTCGGCTAACTGACTGATCTCCTTCTTCAGCCTCTCCAGCTCCTGCTCTAAATATTCGGGTGTATTGCTCACTAAATCGTTTCTGAGTGTCGAAAAAAAAAGCAGCGCAGCATTTACATTGGCTAAGTTTAGCTTGCGCATTTGAGGCGCATACTTAAGATGCACATCACTGTCATACTCCTCTATTTTGTACTGCATATTAATCTCAGCTGTTACCGGTCTATAGAGAATACACATTAGTTCAGGTAGCTGATGGGGGAAGTTCTTACTCAGCTCAGACAAATCTAACCACTCTCCAAACGTCATAGATTTAAGGTTAGGATGAAAGCCGAACTTAATACCATCTATCTCTATAAATTGCTTAAATACCTTCTCATCATTCTTTAAACCATTAGCGTAAGCTGTCACAATTTTTTCAATTTGTGTGACATCAATCTTCCTGATGTCATCGCGCTTAAGCCCTGTGATGGCTTGAATCTGACTAACAGTATCTTCCCCCGCAGCCATGAAATCTACGTACGTGCCGAGCGTTTGGTCACTGTACTTAGTGCTTATTATCTTGTCGCTCATTAGTCTCTTCTTTTTAATCCTATTGACCACAAGTAAGAATCTACTTCTTCAGGCATGCTTTCCATTTTATTCTTTAATTCTGTAAAATATTCGACATCATCGGCATCACACTTCTCTAAAATTTTACCGCTCAATATTTCAAGAACAATAAATTCTTTAGATCCAGTCTCAAATTTCTCAAGTGTTATCAAATTATTTTTATCTAACAATTGAAATACAACATATTTTTTTAATGTTGCTTCATAAACATAACTTTCTAAGTCTTTCTTTTTTTCAATCTTGACCTTGTCAAATTGAATTAAGTCAATTATTTTGCTCATATGTTTGTACCGTCTATAGTTATGTTAATGCTCTTAATCTCTGTGCTCAGCTCTTGTCTCTCAATATACCCTCTCTGCTTGCCTTGAGTCTTTAGGTAGAATATAACAGCAGATGTGTTAGGTGCATCCTTAATTGTTACTACCTCTCCATCATGAGTTAATGCCTGGCGCTCTGCTCCCTCCATTAGCTTCTTAAGCTGCGACTCTGCGAAGTCTAAAGCTACATTCTTAAGCGAAGCTACAGCAGCTGCATATTCAGCATCATCTTTGAGCCACTCATAGTGAGTCTTTCTATTCATGCCTATCTTCTCAGCTGCCTCAGTTACGTTACCAAGCGAAGCCGTAAGTGCCTGAAGCATAGCATCTTTTTTGATAGTTACATTTTGTCCTTTGTCTTCCTCCATTACGCTAACTTATTCTTGAAATGTGTTATTAACTGCTCCATCTTAGAGTCGTAGTATTTAGCAAATGTAGTAAATCCTTCACTATCAGCTTCATAAACTCTAAACATTATACCTCTCAAGCGTTGAGATGGTTTCTTAAGTGTATCTTCTAACTCTGATTTAAGTGATTCTACAGCATCTAACTCTTCTCTCCTAAAGCTCTCATCTTTGAATGCAAGATAACCGAACTGATTGGCTGTGCCAAATAGCTCAGCTGCTTGTGCCGGTGAAAGCTCGTTAGTGCCAAAGGTAAGCTTGAGAGTCTTATCCTTTCTTGTGCCTACTGCTTCAAGCTGTGCTGGTATTAATATCATATTTTTGGATTACAATCGAAAAAAACTATAATAATTTTAGATTTAACACTCGACTTTAGCTTAGTGTGTTTGTGTTAGCAGTTCCTAAGTATCTAACACAGCTAATTGGAATAGTGTAGCTCTCACCTCCAATGGGCTCTCCTGTGGCGCTCATTTCTGAGTAGGAGGCACAATATCATGATCCACAATAAAGGCAGCCCTCATCTTCACCACCCTCACCTGCATTTAATATTCTTTCGCACTCCTTATCTACTTGTGCCTCACTCCAGTTAGGATTAAACATCTTTACTTGAGCCTTCAAAAAGTTATAGTTATTATCACTCATTTATAATTAAGATTAGTAATATTAGTAATAGTTTAGTAAGATTCTACTATTAGTTAGTGTAATTAACTTTACTTATTTGCTGTAGTTAATTAACTATCAACAAAAGAAAAGAAAGAAAAAGAAAAAAGGTAAAAAGAAAAAGAAAGAAAAGAAAAAGCTCCCCCAAGAAAAACAAACGTTCACGCTCAATAAGAGCAGTTGCTCGTTCCAAGCATTGATGTGATGCAAGTGTAGTCATTGGTTACTGAGCTTTGACTTACTCAGGTAATGGATGTTACTCATCTATTAAAACAATAAAACCCCAAAGAACGTATGCGCCCGTTCAGAGGGGAATTATTAAACCTTAAATCAATCTTATGTCTAACAGTAATCTTGCGCATGAGACAAATATAAAAATGTAAATTAATTACACGTACTATTGTGCAAAACTATTTAGGCTGTTTAAAACGTAGCACTGTGATGTATATCCAAAAAGGTAGCCATACAAGGCCTGTAAAAGCTATGCCCACATAAGCATACCAATGATAAGAAGATAAGTGCCTCTGATGTCTGTAAATGTTAGTGCTGAGGATTGCAAAGTGCAGTAGGAAGCCTACTAAGTAAATTAGTAATAGTGTCATAGTTTTTTTCTTTTAGCTCTACGTTTTTTTATTGGTGTATTAGTTACCTCTGTAATTGGATTGGGAGTAAGGTCTACCTGTGTTAATTCAATAAGCGCTTCAGCTTGTTCTACTTTAGCCAAGTCTCCTTCTAATTGCTTCTCTAACTTATTTAGTAACTCATTCATACAGGGAGTGCAAGATGTAAAGCTCTTGCCGTCTCTAATGCCAAGATATTCTCTTCTAAGTTTAAACAGCTTAGCCATCTCACCAGGTGCTAATCTTCCGCGCTTTCTGATTTCTCTGATGTGTTCAAGTGTTGGCATCTTCCAATCCTTCTCCTCCAAGATGGGCCATAGTTTAGCTGGGCAGTCAGTAGCTGCATAACTTGCCAAGTGATCCACAGGGCAGCCACAAGGCTTAAAGGTTACCTCTCCAATAGTGTGAGGCTTCTTGAATGGATTAATTGCATTTACAGGAGGCCCACAAGTACCAAACTGCTTGTTATAGACAGGGCACTCTTTGCATACCTTAACTCTCGCTTCGAAGTCTGTGCTATTTATCATCATATCTGTAGTGAATTACGTAGTGTTGTTTTCGCTTTCTTAATAGTTCTGTAAAGATAGTTCAAAGGTATACCAGTCTCTTTAGCTAACTCCTGATAGCTGAAGTCATCCAATGCGTATAAGAAGAATAGCTCACGCTCAAAGTAGGGAAGTCTGCTGATGAAGATATCTAACTGCTCATTCTCAAGTCTCATTCCTACACTCTTGTTAACATCATCTATAATATCATCTTTCAAATCATTGCGTATCTTTTCAAATCTTAACCTGGTATAGTTGAATGAGCTATTGCTACAGCGTGCAGATAAGCGAATGGCATTACTCACGTAGTTATTAAGCTTACCTCTATCATGGATATCTTGTAACTTATCTTTGTCTGATTCCAATATCTTAAGCAGCGTATCGTGCAGAAGCTCATCGGCTAAATCTTGGCGAGTAACAGTTGCTGCTACTCTGCGCCATTCGTTATAGCACTTATTTATTTCTGAGTGATAGGTACTCATCTATAACTTGTTTGGCTTCATCAAAGCTCTTGCATGTAACTGCATGATAGCCGTTGTTAATAAGCTTTGCTTGCCAATCTTTTTGGCTCTGACTCATTACACCCTTAGCTGTTTTCATCTCTATAGCTAAGCCAAAGAATGGGCCCTTAGCGTTGTAGATAAATATGTCAGGGAAGCCTTTAACATACCCTGTTTTCTTCATCTTAACTGCCTGCTTCATGGAAGTTCTAACACCACCAGCAGAGGCACAATAAAGAAGTCTCGGATACTGAGCGTTAATATAGTTAATAACAGCCTCTTGTATTAAGGCTTCCTCGTTCTTCATGATTCAAAATTAGTCTATTAACTTAATCTAAATCAACATCTTGTTAACATACTTATTCACATAGCATTTAGCGCTATATCTTTGGCTCATTAATTTGCTTTTGGTTTAGCACATTGATTATTGATTTTCTATTAGAGCTTCACAACGGTGAGGCTCTTTTAGTTTATACCCTGTAGGGATAGAAAACATAGGGAGTACTCCCTAATTGCCCTTAATTGCCCCTTTAGGGTATAGTTTTTATAAAAATTCATGCAAGTAATTCGGCTGTGCTTCGAATTGATGTAGATTATTTTACACAAAATGCACATTAAAGTGTGCAATATCCCTCATAAAGGACATTTTAGTAGAATAAAGTGTGTTTTACAACACATTACTCAAATGAATGCGTATTTAGTATAGTTGCGATTCAGCTCAAAGAATGCTCTCATCATGATAGCATCTGCTATATCGGGAGAGATTCCACCGGTGCGCTGGCTTATGGTATCCTTAGATGTAACGCGAAGCTTTCCCTCTTTATCAGGATCTACTCGTCGAATCAATTCTAATTCTTTAACTATGTCCTCCTGCCATTTAATAGGCAGCGTTATCTCATTCTTATCTATCAACTCGCCTAACCTAAAGTAGCAGTCTGCTTTTAAGTTCATGTATTGAGTGCCTCTCACTGCTTTACTACCATTCATAAATTCCCTGCAGCGAAGGCTATCTACAAGACCTCCCCCCACCCCATCAGCATCTGCAAGCACGTTGCTTAGCCTAACTTGATATTGATTCATTAACCGCTGTATTTCTGCCTTAACTTCATCTTGGCGCTTTTGTCTTAGGACCACAATATCAATACAGCTCAATCCCTTCCACACACAAAGCACTGTTCTATCTTTACCAAGCCGAGCTATATCGGCAGTGATATATCCCTCACCTACGTTCATTGGCTCACGAAAGCAGCGCATAAGCTCATCATAAAGATAAAGTCTATCTGAGCTGTTATCAAATTCCCAGTCTCCCTCAAGCAAGCGCTTCCTATCTGCTTCGGGTAAACGTGTTAAGCTTGTTACATAAGCATCGGGCAAGTGTATATTATCACCTGGTAGCGCTTGAATAAAAGCAAGGTGATTAGGTAAGTTTTGATTTTTATAAGGCAGATAGAACTGATTATAAATCCATCCCTTAGATGGATTACATGTGAGTAATATTTTAGGCTTAAGCCCAAAGTCATTTAACTTATAACGAATACGTGAGCAAACTACGCTATAGGCTTTCTCGCTAATCTCGGTAGCCTCGTCTAAAAATACATCTGTGAGCTCGAGGCCGCCTAAATCCTGGTAATGTGGATCTGAGGGGTAAAATTGCAAGTCGGCTAATATAATCTCTGAGCCGTTACTAAACTTAATTATGTGAGATTGCTGATTGTAAATGAAATCTTCGCCTGCTTTTAAGCCTACATCATTTGCTACCTGAAAAAATGTATTCATGGTAGTCTTTTTAAGCGTGTCTAACTTAGCTCTGCCAATAAGTGAACGTGTGCCTGGGTATTTTAAGCGCCTAAGAATCTGCCACATGCAGCCGAGCATAGTCTTTCCGCCACCTGCAGCTCCTCCGTAGAGAATTGTTTCAACGTCTGAATCTACTGATAAGAATTTAAGTGCCTCGCTTTGTCTTGTAAGAGGCTTGAAATTGTATTCTATTTGTCCCGCCATTGTACAAAAGTAGGTATTACTAATGTAGTGTCAACGGGTTTAGTTATTCTTTCTAAATCTAACTGTAACAAATATGCGCCCAAAGGTTTAGGAGGCCTCATGCGCTCAACATGAAAGCCCATGTAGCCCTCATCATATTCTTCTTTATAACTTGCAGTTCTAATGTGATGAACATATCTCATATTAATTCTATAACCTCCATTAGCAGCATAGCATAACTCCTCTACCATATCTGAGTGATGGTAAAGTTCATGCACGTGCCCTGCCCAAATGCAATCAGCTCCATCTATCATAACACCCATTCGGTTATTTTGGATAACGCCCTTTGTAACTACTCCTCCTCCACCTGATCCATGATAGTATTTTGTTTTAAATACTGATGCAGAATTTTTATTCTTCATCACTCTATGAATCCACCATCCGCCATAGCCACCTACTAATACATTGCTGCCAGCTTCTCGGTTAAGGCCACTAACAAAGCGCTCTATTAAGTCAGTTTCACAGTTCTTTATTATAGCAGTCTCATGATTACCATAACCTACAAATACCATTAAATGAGCATAAGGTTTAAACCAATCTATAGCAGTATTAACAAGAGCATCTAAGTAGTTAGCTACGTTGTGCTCCGGTAAGATGTCCTGCTTACTGCGCCTTGGATCATACTTGCCCTGCATAGCGCAGAATAAATCTCCATTTACAGCAAAGTAGATGTTTTCTTCTAAGCATTTATCTAAGTGAGCTTTGAGCAGCTTTCTATCACAGTGAGGATTGTCCCAGTGCAAATCTGACATCATTAAGAATTTATCTCCACTTTTGCAAGTAGTAATAATGACGTTTCTACCCTCTCGATATGATGTAATCATTTGTGATTATGTTAGATTTTAACTCCTGAAAATGCTTTTTAAATTCGTTGTAAGGTACATCTATTACTATTGCATTATCTATGCCTTGCATTAGTGCTAATGTGCGCTCTCCTACGTAGTATGTACCGTCTTTTCTAAACTCTACTTCTGCCTGTATACCTACGCACTTTCTCGCGTCAAACATAAAAGGAATATCCTCTGCATAAGTAGACTCTAAGCCTATATCTTCAGAGTAATTCCACTGTATAATAGTGCAGCTGCACAGCTCAGGTAACAGCTTCGCATTTAAATCTATCTGCTCCTTCTTCTTTCTAAATAGATTCATAAGTAAAGGTTAATAAAAAAGCCGAGCAAACGGCTCAGCTTTTAAAGTTAGTTACTAACACCTATTTGTTAGTGGAAGAAATTGCTATTCTATTCTTATCATAGCCCATGACATGGGAATTAAAGCTACAGTTTTTTCATCTACTGTGCAGTTATGGTAGAACTCACCTCTCTGCTCATAACCTTCAACCTTTTCGCATAAAAGCCTATGCACTGCTCCTGTAATTGGATGAATGAATTTTACTTTTTTCATATCAAAATAGTAATAGTTGCTTTTCAGTTTTGACTTCTTTACTTGGTATTGGTATCTCACCCATTGCCATAAGAATGCCATCAAACCTACCATTGTAGTTAGCTGCTATTAAAGCTTGCTTCATCTCTGATTTAACCAATGCTGCAGCCTCTTCTTTTGATGCGCTTACATCTTCCTCTTCCCAAGATAAAGGCTTACTAATAGTTGTGCTTATACCTTGTATGTGATATGTGCGAGCATAGCCATTTTTATTCTTAGCTATTTCATACTTAGCCAAAACTCCATCAGCTTTATACCACATTGTATCTCCATTAGTACAGTTACCATCTTCATCATAGATATACTTACTCATCTTCACCTCCTAAAGTTAGCTGCTTAGCAGTCTCATAGCTGCCTCGGTTATCCAATGGAATAAATCCACTACCATTACCGTGTACTACCTTCATGAAATCGACTTCTACTTTAGCGCTGTTCACAATTACTTGCGCTACATCTGCTATAGTCTTTGCTTTATCCATCTCAATATCGCCATCTTTAAGCGCTTCTATTACTTCAAAGAGGTGATTTCTTAAATCTTCAATTTTGTTCCTGGCCATTGTTTATTTGTTTTTTAAGTTTTTTAAGTGTTTTCATTGCAAATCTTAGATCTGCAGGATATCTAACTATGCTATTTCTTCTCATCACATCAGCATAAGAAAGGCATTCAAGATTACTTAGCTCATAATTTAGCTGATTGTTATCCTTAAATACTACTTTGTGCTTTGCTGGAACAGGACCATTAGCCTCTTCCCATACTAAGATATGAACTCCTCGCCAAGTTTTAGGCTCTGCTACTTTGCGCTCTAAGTATCCATCTTTAGTAATACGTTCACTTCCTACAGGCTTAAAGTTGTGAGGTTTATTACCTTTCTTAAACATTGTTGGAGCACATTTGTTATAGGTAGTAACTGCTACTTTCTTTCCTTTGTTAGCAGGCACATGGCCCTTAGCGTAACGGTGTATCTTAGAATTTTCTCTTAGCTTAATTGAAGTCTTAGCCATTACCTTCTCATGATGCAGCTTGCTCTTTTTAATGTCAAGAAAATAAGCCTTACCATAGACTCCGCTAACAGTTCTATTCAAAGCCTTAGCTACATCCTCAGTAAAGTTATCAGCGTAGTGATTAACCAGGTACTGCATTTCTTCTATGGTCCAATCTTTAGCCATTGTTAATTTGTTTAATAATGTCTATGTAAATAAGTCTACTGAGCTCTATCTTTTGCAAGCCATCAAATTCAGCTTGTGCAGATTCACCTAAGATAACTTTGTTAGACGCCTTGAATTTAGCCTCTACTTTTTGCTTAGCTATATCTTCAAACCTTGCCCATACTTCGGGCTCCCACATAGATTTTTTATAGATGCCTTGCTTAAATAGACGCTGGCAGTTGTAAGGTGCAGATATCTCTACCCAAGTCTCCTTACCATTCTTATAGCGCTCCGCATCAGCGTGCAGAGCATCTATAGGATTAGTAGGTTCAGCTCTTACAATTTCAGCTTCAGGTAAGATAAGAGCCTTATTTAACTCTCTCCATACCTTAGCTTTGTATTCCTCATAGCGCTTAAGCACATCGGCCATAAAGCTTATGCTGAATAGGTTAAAAGCTTCTACTCTTTCAAAGTCTTTACCTATCGCGTTATAAAGAAATGCATTCTGCCAATCCTTAATACTTGTACTCCGATACGTATTTTGCGTAAGTTGCTGAAGTAGAGTTACTTCTATGTCTGAAGGTAAAGCTTTAATTGAATTGATTACAGCAGCCTGAGCAATTAACTCTCTGAACTCCTGCTCAGATAAAGAGTGTAACTTAGGTGAGCTAATGCACTCAGCTATAGCTCTCTCCTCAGCGCTTAGTGAACGATTGAAGCTCTGCTGTACTGATGCGGCCAATTCTTTGCTCATCTTGTATTGTTTTAGTTTGGTTAATCTCACGTGCTCTCCACTGATCTGCAGCTGCTCGCCAGCTCTTCATACTGTTCTTACCTACTTTCCACCCATTGCTTTCATAGTGGCAATAGAATTTCTTAGCTAAGACTAAATCTTCTAAGTAGGTTACTACATCTGAGAGTGATGGGGGTGTGAATTTGGTAGAGGTAGAGCGCTTAGATTCAAGCGCTTTTACCCTCTCTTCAAGCGCCTCTATGCGCTTTAATAAGATTGTCATCATTTGGTTTATTGATTAGTGATTGGCCAAATATAGTAAAATTCTTTTCCACCAAGGCAGTGCTACAGCTTTTTTTACTCTTGGCTTATAGCTACGCTTAGATTCAATCTTAGGCATATTGACTAATCCAAGCATGTCAGTATCAGCTTTAGGTAACTGGTTGTAACCGGTTACTTCATTTCTTCTGCTATAAAATTTCTGCAGGTGTTTAGTCTGAATATCTTTTACTCTATAAAAATCTTTACGCTCTAAAACAGGCTTAATAACTTCTACTTTATGGCCATTTATCCTTACTAAAATTCGAGCCTTGACTAAATATTGTATGTAAGATCCTGATAGCCCTACTTGCCTTAAAGATTTAGTTGCGTTATTTGTCTTAGCAATTAAATCTATACCAGCTTGTAATCTTTCTAATGTCAAAGGCTGCTTTGTTTTTTTCTCGAATTGCATTGTGGTTTGTTTCATGATTATTTGATTTGTGATTATTTATTTATGCTTGTGAAAATTCTTGTTATACAAGTTCATTAATTTTGTTTCTTGCTCTATGTAATCAATTCCAGTTAGACCTTTTAAAATCTTTTCTTTTAAATCATTTTCAAAATGTCTTTCAAGACATAGTGATAAAAGTCTTACAATGATATCATCGTTTTCTTCCTCTGTTAATTTTAAATTGCTCATTTTTTTATTGAGTTAATTTATTATACACTCTCTGCAAATTAGCATCTTGTAGCTTATCTAAAATAGACTGTACACATGCCCGATATAATGGATCAGTCTGCAGCATTGCCTCTACGTGATTAATAGCGTGCAGGATAGTAGCGTGATGCCTTACAAATATTAGCCCTACATTTTGAAAGCTCATGCTGGTCCCGTTGCGAACTACCCACATACATATCTGCCTGATATCATTCACCTCTCTATGCCTGCTCCTGCCTTTAAGCTGTTCCCAAGTGCAGTAGCCATGCTCAAATATAATCTGTAACATCTCCTTAGCCTTGGCTTCATTAAGTGATTCTGCTATACCGTTAATTGATTTCCACTTAAGCTCCGGTATATCACTCTCATTTACAGCTCGCACTAAGTTATCTAATCTTTGACGTGCGAACTGCTGCCCATCTGCAGGTATTAGCAGCAATATATCTGCTATCTTTCTATCTATTACTTTACTCATTTGCTATCCTTCATTAGTTCGATTATGTATGGTATCTCCTCCTCAGTTATTGTAGCAAGCTTACCTATGTGCGTTACCTTCATAGTGAATGGCTGCTTAATAAACTTTTGAGCTGTTGGGTAACTTACCTCCAGCACTTCCGCAAAGGCTGCGACAGTCATAAAATGACTGCGCACCCATGCGTGAAATGGAGTAAGCTTAGAATGGCATTTCATCGTCTGCACTTTCATTTGTTATAGCTAATTTAGTTTCAATTACTGACTCACCTTTAAGCCATGCTAAAAATATCTCAGCTGTATCTAACACATCACCTGGCTTACTACCTTTCTGCTCTTTGCAGAATAGAACAGCATTGTTTAGAGCTACTGATTTAGAAATAGAGTTCTGCACATCAGGGGATTCTTTGCGGTAATTAGAACTGCTATTCACCGCACCGCTTGGCGCAGATTGAGCTGTAGTACCTGGATACTGCATTGGATTCTGCATCTTAAAGTTAGTGCTCTTCTTACCCGTAGGGCCAGTGCGCTCTTCGGCAATGTAGTGAATAGTAGCGCCTACTGCAATCTTAGGACTCTGCATATCCTTTACACCTACCTGGCCTACCTCTCCATTTTCTAACACAAGATCAAAATAATAGATTGTACCTGATGGGCCATTCCAATCTCTAACGAATTTCTGTGATTTTACTACTGACTGATTCATAACTGTTTGTTTTATTTTGTTTTGATTAATATACGTACTTAATTTATCTGCTAACTTTTCTTCCATCTCATCCCAATCTATCTCAGGCTTGAGTTTGTTCCAATCAGGCTCTCTATTGTAGCTCATGTGGATTATTGATGAAGTGCGCTCTCCAATTTTCGTAGGCCGTTGTGCCTTTAGCATATTGAAGATGCTGTACTATTTCATTGTAATTCAGTTGCTCTCCCGCTACTGAACTCTGCACGCAGATGAAGCGGCTCTTTGCGCGATCAGATAACATAGCGGTCAGACATAAAATAGTCATGCACATTATTCTCATCTTCGCTCTCAAACTGGTATAAGAATGTCCCATCTTCAGGGAATACCTCACCATGCTTCTTGGCAATTGAGAAATCATTTAAAGAATAGGAGTGTGCTGATGTGTACAGTCTCCATGTGCAAGCCTCGGCATCCCACCGACTTACAATAACCCTACCGGTTAGATTGTTGTTTGGTTTATTCATGATATTGATTATTTTGCTAATTTAAGAAAGTTTTTCTATTTCGATTAAGAATCCTTCACCTTCAATAGAATATTCTGTGAACTCTTCCTGGAAGGGCAGAGTCTCTTTGAAGTTGTAAAGGTCGAATAGCATTAGTGCCATCTGCTGAGCTATTTCAAAAGTCTCAGCTTCGAAGCGTGTAGGAATCTTTAAGCGGCTGTATAAGCTAATTGTATCCTCGCGTAGTGGAGTTACTTTAAGTACGAAGCTCATAACTCTACCTCCTTACTTAATAAGATAGTTTTAGTAGGCACCCAGGTAATAGCTTGCTCATACTCAGCCTTAGCCTCTTCAAAGGTTTCAAATGATTTAATGTAGCTGCCATCAATTTTTAAGTAGTAGCGTGTGCCATCGTACTTAGCTTGCTCTTCAATTTCAAATAGTTTTTTCATTTATTTAAGGTATTTGGGGTTGGTAATTCTTTCCATGATGTTTTTTCAAGATCGTTTATTACTTCTTGAATTTCTTGCAATCTTAAATCGCAGCCTTCATCCCATTCTGCATTGCCACATTTCATATCTTCCCAATGACATTTAGCCAGTTTAAGTGCTGAATTAATAGTCCTTACTTGCTCTTTAAAGAGAAGAGGAATTTTGCATATTGCTATTTCTTCGCTCATATTATTTTGATTTACGTTTAAAAAATTATCGTTAATGTTTGCAAGGTCATTGCAAAACTCATCTATCCATTGACTCATTTGCTGATGTGATTAGGTTGTGATTCTAATTTAGCTGTGTCTGCATCGAATGATCCTCCGATGAGTAGGCCTGCTATTAGCATGGCGAGAAAGAGTAGTGCTTTTTTCATTTGCTTATTGATTTAATTTTAGCAAATGTACTACTATATTTTAGAAAAGCAAAAGAAACCTTACTAATTATAGCAAAGTTATTAACAAAGATTTGTTAGCTTAGAAAAATATAGTGAAGATAATACCCCCTATAAATGAGATGGGAATACCTATTAGCGCTGTGCTGCGCCAAGATTCTTTACGTGCAGCTTCTTTGTATAGCTGCTCCTGTGATTTGATTAATTGCTGTGATGTCTTTTCGTTGGTTAGCGCCCATGCATCTATAGACTTCTGCTGATCCTTAATAACAATGGCTGAAATGCTATCCGATTTAGATAGCGTGATGAACTGAGTCTTAAGATAATCTCTCTCTGCCTTTAACTTAAGTAATGCTCTTACTTGCTCACTCGTTAAGCTGACCAGGGTATCTCTCTTCGGTAAGGCTTGAGAGTAGATTGTGCATGGCTCTGCGCAGCCCATGCTTATCAAGAGAATCAATAGCATTAATATTCGCTTCATAGATTTGTGTGTTACGTTCTAACTGCTGATTAAGCTCTTCTATTTGTAGCATGCGCTGGGCATTTGTAGCTTCTAAAGAATCAATAACGTGCGTAGCTCTATCAGCTCTGCGCTCATAGCCTTCAATAGCCTTCTTGCTGTCTTTTAAAGCAATATACATTATTTGCATAGTGGCGCAGATGGTAATAGCTACCACTATAACTACAGCTGCTTTAATTTGATTCTGAGCTTGTTGAGTCATTTGATTTCTTTTTGGTAAAGATAGATTCTATAACTGTTAACCCCATACCTCCACCTGCTAAAATCAGCAAGCCATCGAACATGTATTCAGGAGTCTTATACTCTGTGAATGTTCCAATGTAAGATAGGTTAATGCAGACTAATAACGCAAGTATAGACGCTACTCTTTTATGGCTTGCATCTTTATCGTTACTGAATATGCTTTTAATCCAGCTCATCTCTTTTTCTTACTCATCTTGTAGATGGTGAATATTGAAGCTACAGCTGATAGCAATAGACAAAATATCTTAAGTGCAAATTCTACATCTAACATCCATGCAGGCACGGATAAAAGAATGCTGCTAACTGTTCCTGTTACTCCTTCTGCTATCTGTTGTTGGTTAGTGCTCATGCCTCGTGAAGTAGTGTATAAGTGAATGACTTTTTACCTGACTTAATACAAGCTTGAATAAGCTCTTTGAATTGTGTTGGATTATTCAACACTTGGCAACCTGCGCTCCACTTATCAATGTTGCGAGATTCTGTTAATTCATTAGCACGATGAATGTTAATTCCAAATAGGCCTGTATCTTCCTTGCCTTGCTCCTCAGCTACTGAATCTTTATCAGCATCTCTGAATACGGTTACCTTCTTAGACTGCACTAAAGCGCTATACTTGCCCTGATGTAAGCCTATTACCCAAGTGTCTACATATTGTCCTGCTTTCAAAACTGCTGTGCCTAACTTATTGATTGGATTATTGAGCCAAAAAGTACCTGGATTAGTTGTGCCGGTGTACCACTTCACCTCGTTACCTTGCACCAATCCTATTAGATCGTCAAATTTATTAGGCTCATTAGCCTTGCTGCGGATACCTACGATATGAATTGTCGGCCACTTATAGCCAAGCTCTGTGAACTGAGTCTTAAGCTCTTCTATTGTTGGTGCTTTCATGCTTTCTAAGTTCTTTATCTCGTTTGTTTAAATAGACTTTGAGCTTTTTCTCATAGTCTTTACGTGTTTTTTCTTCCTTTGTCATGTATATTAGTTAGTGAAATCTCTCACGTTGAATCTGCTCCAAGCGCTATCATAATTTCTTCCCTCACTAAAAGCTACAGTGCTCTGCCTGTTCACTTTGCGCAATGGGTGAATATCAGGGAAGTTATTAGAGCTGTATTCAGGGTAGCTGCTGCTATTGTCGCAAAGATAATCTACTAATCTCTGAGTGTACCACTGTGCATTTTCACGCGCTTTCTCTACCAATGAATCCATCTCACCCTTAGTGATGGCTGTAGTATTTTCAGATTGACGTGTAACTAAGTTACCATTATCATGCTTGTACATTAAGAATGGGTAAAGCTCTACCATTGTCCACCATGCTGTAGGCTTTACAATGTATTCGTTTAATAAAGTCTCATAGACTCCACTCAAAGTGCCATTCTCTATCTCAGATTTAATCTTGTTAGTTAAATCAGTTCCAAGGTACAAAGTCATGTATTTATCTTGAGCCAAATACATGGCAGGGCGAATAAGGTTAGTATCTACAGCTTCATTAAGCTGAGTGTATTTCTTAAGAAACTCTTCGTTAATGAATAATATTTCGGGTGCTATTGCCATTGTGTGTTAGTTTAATTGTTATGCTGGATATCTACCATGAAGAGAGGACTGATCATAGGTTGCTGTATTAGCTTGGCCGAAGCCTTTAGCTATATCTTTCAAAGGCATTCCTGCTCTGATTGCTTTCGCTACTGAAATAGGATTACTTGAATCTAATCCGTTATCTGCAATGAATCTTCCTTTCTCTCTCTTGCGGAAATATACTCTGCGTTCCCAATAGTGTTTACAATTTACTCCACCATGATAAAGCCATATCGAGTAAGTACCACCTAAATGGCCCATGTTAGGATTAACGCTATTGCTATCCGTTTCCATTTTAGTTAAATCTTCGTATCGGTAAACAAAGCCTGCCTTAGCAGCGCTCACCATTTGTCTACAAAACTTGCGACTGTTTTTACTTAGATTCTTAGAGTAAGAATATCTGATTTTATAAAGTCCACTATCCATTTCGGATGGCTTATCAGGATCTGCATAGCTTCTAACTGAGGCAAGATTAACAGGCTCAGCTTCGATTAATTCCCATTCCTCTTCATCTACTATCTCGCCCTTATCTGCTAAGAATTCACACCACCAATTCTCATCATCTTCTGTAAAGATTGGTTTCTCTTGCGGATCGGCAGATAGCTCAGTTTTATATCTGTTGTAAATTGCAGTAGCCCAGTCTCTCCCTGCATCTCCACCCCATAACTGCCATGCTACTCGGCCTGCTGTTGGAAAGCCTTCCTCTCCCTGATTCCATCCTGTAGCTTCCTTATCTACAGCGTGTCTTTCAAAGTAGCTGTACATGCGCGTGATAGTTTCAAAAGATAGGTTACGCTTATTGCTAATGTCGCGAGCGCGAGCTACTCCTACCTCAGTGCCACCTCTGTTATATTCATCTCGCCATTTTAAACCTAACTCAGCCTCTGCGGCCATCTCGTTAGTGGGCTCAAAAGATTCAGGAATCTCTAAATTAGTCTTTTTTTTTTCAGCGCTTAGATGAGTTGTTGCAGTTTGCGCAACAGGTGCAGCAGTGATTTCTTCACCGAAAATATCATTAGACTCAATGTATAAATCAGCCACAATGCCCATACCTTTAAATATCTCTTCAAGTGAATCAGTTATAATCTTTTGATATGGCTCAATGATGTTACGGTTAAAGATGCGATAAGCGCTCTTCATCTCATCAGCGTTACTACCTAATCCACCTGCATCTCTGATACCGAAAAGTAGGGGTGAAGTAACTCTGTGAGCTGCTAAGATATTCTCTCTTGACTGTACACTTAATTCCTGCCACTGCTTATCAGCATCACTCATAGGAACTAAGTCTAAGCGCGGAGCTCTATCAGCTGATTCGTTGAAAGTGAATACTACTTTACCTGCTTTCTTAGCGCCAACCATTGTTTCCCAGTTCCTACGAATAGCCATTTGCTCTTCGGGATCAGGAATACCGTTATTCATATGAAGGAAGTAGCTCGGTGCCATTCCGTTGCTTAAGAAAGCTCTATAAAATTCGCTAATATCGCGAGTGATTTCAATATAGTTAATAGCACTGTAATAATCAGGCTTAGGGTAGTAAGCGCTGCCAGGTGTCATAACTCCAACGAACAACACTTGCGAAGGCTCTTCAGCTTTCGTTGTTGGGTTATACATTGGAATAAACACAGGAATATTTTTCTTTTTGCGAGTGTCGCTCCAATCTTTCGAGTAATAGATACCCGGTATAATATCTTCATCATTCGCCACAGCTAATCTACAATTCTCGTATGGCAAGTGATTAATCTTAGCAATGGCGCTTCTATCTACGCTCCAAATTACCTCTAAATAATACCCGCCTTGCATCTTTGCATCTAAAGCTATTGGCCTGCGAATGGTATTTAATTTAAGTCTATCAATCTCACGCTGAGCAGCAGGATTATTACTCTTAATTTCCTTTCCTGCAATCATAAAAGATATGCTCATAGTAAGAGCAGAGTGCACAGGAGAGGCGTAGTACAGATCAATGAGATAATTGCTAAACAAGTTAGCCTCGCCAAGCGTTACCCACCCTTTAGGAGTCTCTTTCTCGGTAGCTTCCTGAGGCATTGCTGCGCCAAGATTCACTAACATTGGTGCTGAGGTCTGTGCTATATTATCCATTGTAAGTAATATCGTTATCTATTGTTAAATTCGGCTCAGTAAAACGTGGAGTAGTAATATCTTCTACTATCAAATAACCTTTCTCAATTACTCCCTCTACAGCCGCGTTGGTAGGATCTAAATTAGTGCTGCTATTTTGCCCATAAACAATATAACTAAACCTAGCAGGGTAGTTAATTAGTAGGCTTGCAGCTGTTGGTGTGTTGGCGTTTGTGCCGATTTGAATGGTAGTATATCTATCATTCTCTGCTATCTTAGTAGGAATAGCATAAAGCTTTTGAAGTGTCTGCTCATTAGTTAATTCGAGCAGATAATGAGTGTATGTATTAGCAAGCAAAAGCTCCCCTTCCTTTAAACTAAGGTAGAGGAGCTGTGCTGCTGTATTTTTGAGTAAATAAATCATGCCTTAAATATAGCACAATTTAGTTTACAATGTACCTGCTACTACAGTAACTGTAGGGTAATCTCCAAATACATCTAAAGGACTGTCAACAGTGCAAAAATATGCTTTGTCTTTTTCCTCTCCTGTAAATGTAACGGTAAATCCTGACATATCTCCTTTAGCTGTGCCGGTAGCTGTAGTGAATGCAGTAATTTGCACTCCATCTTTATAGCCACACATCCACAAATTATCGTTATTATCCAATACCCAAAGTACATTGCGACCTTTAGCAATGTTTTGAAGTTGTAGTGCACGCTCCGCTGTCATGCCATGAAACATAGCCACAACAGTTTGTGTGTAGAATACAGTACCATTTTCAACGCTAATAGCAGCCTCTTCTGTAAATGATCCTGTATGCTTAGGTAATGCAAATTCGTAAACGCTACCAGTCTCTAAAGCCGTAACTTCGTTATCGGTAAGAGTAGCTGAGTTAGCAAATGTATCATAGGCACCAAGGTAGATTGCTTTAATCCCCCCGATCGCCTCGCGGCACTGTATACCAAATCCGCTTGTAGTTAGACAGCTCATATCTTTTTTATTATTTAATTAGTTAAATATTCTTTGCAAAGAATGGGCAGCTATTAGCTAACCCACTCTTTTAACAAAGGAGTATTAATTAGGGATTCATGAATCCTAAGATAGCCTCAGCAGGCACTGCTACTTGTGTGCCAGCGCGGAACTTCATAACCATTCTCACGTTATCTGATCCATCAGTTACGCTCATATCTACTACCTTAACTTCGTTGAAATCAGATACAGTGTCAGTACCGAAGAACAAGTTTTCAGGCTTAGCGAAAAGAGCCACGTTATCAGGAATACCTGGGCATACATAGATTTCGTATCCGTCAAACATCAATGGGTAGTTAGAAGCAGCGTTGAACTGTTGTAAGTAACCCAAAGCTGATAAAGCTTGGCGGTAAAGTTGAGCAGTCTTTCTGTTTACATAAAGCTTAACAGAAGCGTCTCCGATCAATGTTGCAGGAAGTGCAGCCATCAAAGTCTCTAAAGACGCGATAACGTTAGATGAAGTGAATGCGTTAGCGAAGTCTACATCAGGAGTACCACTCTTAGCAGTATCTAACACTTTCAAAATTCCGTTGAAAGAAGTGTAAGAAGAGCTCTCAAAGTTACCTTGCCACAAAGTGTATTCGATGTTCTCAGCTACTTTACCTGAAAGGTGAGCAATCAAGAAATCAGCGAAGTTAGCAGGGATAGTATCGTTAGCAAACCCACGTCCTGTTTGAGCCGCTTCCCAATCTTTTGCAAATTGGTCCTTACAAACTTGCACATTTACCTTAAGGTCAGTAACGGTAAGAACGCGCTCAGCCAAAGTCAATGCAGAGTCAGCGTTATCAAAATCGCAACCCCACGCTTTAACGATGTCAGTAGAAGCAAGAGTCTTAAGTACCATTTTGTACTTTACGTTCTCTTTAACTGTGATGTAGTTGTTAGCAATAGTGTCTCCTGACAATACTGCTGCGCTGATATACGGCAGAGCTAACTCGCCAGCATATGAGCTTGAAGAAATGGTTAAATTAGATGCCATTTTTTTTGTTTGTTTTTATGTTTGTTTTTATTTGAGTTTAGTGATCATAGCGTAGGCTCTTTGTTGAGCAGTCATGCGAGACATATCTACGTGTTGTGTTGGTGCTGTTTGGCGAGCTTGCTTAACAGTTACTGCTGCAGGTGCTTGTGAAAGCTCTACAATTTTCTTTTCAGCAGCGCTAAGCTTAGCCTCGAATTCAGCAATTACGTTTTTAAGTAAGCCTTCTACTTGCTCTTTAGAGTAAGTCTCAGCTACTTCTTGCTCTACCGTTACCTCTACTTCAGCAGTAGGCTCTTCAGTAATAGCTTCAGCAATAGATGCAATTTTACCTTCAGTAACTACGATAACTTTACCGTTGTCCAAAGTGTATTCGCCATCTGCTAAAGGTGAAGGATTGCCGTCTTTATCCATTACGAATATCTCTACTCCCTCTGCCCATTCAGCAGCAGGTGAATAGATCATAGTACCATCAGCCAAAGCACCCTCAGCCATCATCTTCACCTCAAAGGTTTCAACGGCAGGAGTCTCTTCTACTGATAATTTTACCCCATGCTTCGAAAGCGCTGGAGCAAACTTTTCTAAAATTTCAGAAATCATGTTCATAGTTGTATAATTATTAGTGGAAAAAATTAAGAATTCATTTCAAGCGCTGCGCTCAATTCAGCTAATAGCTTCTCTAAGTCTTTCTCAGATACATTCTCTTCGCTCATTGGAGTAAACCACCCCTCTATTGAGAAGCCTTTAACCTCACCGTTCTTAACAGCCTGCCATGTGTTATCATCATCTACCTTAACCCCTATCATCCAAGTTCCATCCGGTACCTCAAAGCCGTAGTTCATACCTTTGTCATGAGCTCCCATAGTAATCCATGACTCAACAACAGTTAAGTTGTTGACAGGCATCTGATGCTGTATGGTGTGATTGTGGTGTAAGTTGCGTTTTAAGAATTCTTGCGCAGTTTGCTCAACAGTTTCTTTAGAGTAAGTGATAAAGTATTTCTCACCATTGCCATCGTAACGCACTATAGGCTGATTAGGAATCAATGCAGGGCCATACAGCATGCGCTTCTCTCCATCTTCCACGCGAGCAAGCATTAAATTCTGCTTACTAAGCGCCACGAAGTCTACCATTATGGCAGGTTCAGAGACTAAACTTACGGCATACACCCCCATGTTAGAATCATCTTCTCCTAATCCGTATTCAATTAACTTCAATTTATCATTCATTATCGTATGTTTCAGATATTTCAAAAAGTATAGCGTTAATCACTTCATCTATTATGAGCTCGGTATCCTCAAGCTCAGTCTTATCAATTTCAGATAGTGCATTTCGAACTCCTCTCTCTACGCACTTTTTTAATAGTGGAAAGTTTGCCATATTTGTTATAGGTAAGATTGATCAATAATCTTTTGACGTGCTTCTAATGCGTTGGCTACGTTGCCTGCAAGTACATAAGTTTCAACAATACCTGGGCCATTAGGATTAAACTGCCCACCGCTGAAATCAATAGCCGGAGCATTGCCCATTGCTGATGGCGCATTTAGGTTACCCCCATTAGGTGAAGGCACACTGCCGTTGAATTGAGTTTGATTAATCTTAACAATGTTAGCCACCCCTGCTGCTGCTAATGCTGCTGCCTTAACAAAGTTCATCCCTGTTAACTGATCTTGTGGAACGGCTAACTGTTGTACAATACCTGAAGCCATAGCTATAGTAGCCTGCGCTTTCTGAATCATCTTGTTACGTTCAAACACTTTGCGCTGGCTTGCCTCATCTCCTTTAGCCGATGCCTCGTTAAGTGAACTTAATGTATCTAATGCAAGTGAAGCCATTTCGAAGTTAGACTGAATGTTAGCCATTCGCATCTCTTGCTTTTTCTTGTTTTTTTCGTCTTCTATTTTAAGTTCTTCATCAGCATATTTCTTAACTATTTCAGCCTCGGCTTTAGCCTGCGCTTCTTTAAGTGATGTAGAATCTTCTCCATAAAATTCAGCAAGTGTGATTAACTCAAAATATTTATTTCTTACTTCATTTATTTCTTTTTGTTGAGCGCTTAATGATGCCTGATAAATCTCTTCCGCTATTCTTTCTTCATCATTTAATCTATCTTCACGTGCAGTTTTTTGATATGCTGCAAGTTCAGCCTCCATTGCTAATCTTTCCTCTTCCCATTTAGCTAAGATGGCAGTTATCTCTTCTTGTGATTTGTTATATTCCTCCAATTCTTTAGCTGCTAAATCAGCTTTATCCTTAGCAGCATCACTATCTATCTTCTCAATAGAATATTTAAATCCTTTATAATCATTTTCCATCTGCGCGATTTGAAAGCGCTGTGCTTCGAATGATTCCTTGAGTTGTTTTTCCTGATCCGCAGGACTAACCACTAATTCTGCTGCTAAGTCTACTAATCCTTCAGCAAGATTAGAACTCTGACCTACAAATGCTGCAATCTTATCAATAGAAGCCAATAACAAATAAAGAGGAGCGTTAATCCATCGAATAATTCCTTCTAATATTTCCCTATTTCTAACGCTTGCATCTATCTGCGCTTGAGCTGTCTGTTCTTGTGTAGCTAAACTAATTTTTGCCTCTTCAATAGATGCTTCAAGTTTTTTCATTTTATACTGCAATATCTCCTTTTCGCTCTTGCCTTGCAGTCTTAATTCATTCTCTTGCAGTACTGCCATATCGTAACTCTTCTTAGCAGCTTCAGCATTTAATTGAGCATTCTTGGTAACAGCGCGCTGGTAGTTATCTATGCCACTTAAAGCATTTTCAAGGTCAGGAAATAACTTAACTATCTTATCAAAATTCATAGCTATGGCAGCCACTACTGCTGCTATTGCTAAATAAGGATTAGCCATTATAGCTTTGCCTATTGCCTTGAATGCATTAACTCCAGCATCTGCCATAGACTTAAATCCTTTACCTAAATCTTCAGGCTTTAATCTCGCTAAGTTTCCACTTATAAGATTCATAGACTGACTAACTCCCTCAAAGTCTAAGTTCAGTAACTGCTCACCTAATAAGCCAAATGAAGCACGCGCCCCCTCAATAGCAGGTCCTGTATTACCTCTTACTGCATCGGCAGCATCATTCATTCTATCTTTAAGCTCACCCATCTTAATGGATAGCTCATTGAATTTTTCAGTACCTGGATCGTACTTATCCTGCTCTTTTCTTAACTCTGCATATTGCTGCTTTAAGCCTTTAGTAGACTCTTCTACTTTAGTGGTAGAATCATCTACTTTTTTAAGCTCTTTATTAATCTCTTCTAATCCTACAAAAGTTCCATCATCATTGAAGAGGAGCTTTAATATCATTTCTTGTGTTGCCATTATAGTGCGCTATAAATTGTTAATCCGATTAAGCTTACCCCTGTTATTAAGATAGTGTAATTAATAGCTCTTATTTGCCACACCTTTAGCCTCGCGTGATGGATGCCACTTGCGTGCTGAAAAGTCTTAGTCTTACCTTGCGCTCCTGATCGCAATAAAGTCATACTAAGTATGATGTTTTCGTGAGGATTTGTCATATTATAGGTGTACGTTGAAACTTAGATTGTGTGTATTGAAACGTTGCGCTGATTACTGCTGTTTTACCTACGTGCTTGCACTCTAAATACGGTGCTATCTTATTGCTTACTATTGGTAAATGCAGCACAAATGTGTTAGATGAAAAGCCGCTTGTAAATTCATGTATTTTATGAGGTGTAGCGCTGTAGTGTGTTACCTTATCGCGCCAAACCATGCAGCTATATTCAACAGATGCAACCTTGCCTGTGAAATCAGAAACACCGTAATCATATTCCATGACTGAGATGTAAA